TAAGAATTTTCCTATAAGGGTTACAAACTTACTGTCTTTTATCTTTTCGGATAATATTTGCAGTAAAACTTTATGGTCTATATTATCGAAGCAACCTTTAATATCACCCTCAATAAACCATTTAACCGAACGGAAATTTCTGCTTATTTGACTTAGAGCTGTGTGACAACTGCGATTTGGTCGGAAACCATGTGAGTTATCAGAAAACACAGGCTCATATATTGCCTCAAGAATTTGACGTATGGCATCTTGTAATAGCTTATCCCTAAAGGACGGTATTCCTAAAGGTCTTGTTTTGCCATTGGCTTTCGGAATGTTTATTCGTCTTACCGCCTTTGGTGTATATGTTTGAGTTTTTAGTTCATCAATTATAGTGTTGACATATTCAACACTGAATCCGTCTGCTGTATCATCGTCAGTACCTTTAGTACCAGCACCTGAATTTGCATACAGATTTTTATACGCTTGCATATAAATGTCTTCACGCAACAAATATCTATATAATCTTGTATAGATACCATTTTTATGTTCACTTGAATTTTTATAAATTCGTTCCAAAATTTCTGATGTTGCATTCATTTTGAGGTTTCTCCTCGCTTTCATCTTTATATTTTGAATCATAGAAGCTGCTTTCCTTCGCCATGTAAACGTCATTAGCGTTCTCAGACTACTACGAAAGCTCCGTATCCATGCGGAATTTTCAAACTGCTATTTAGTTATAGCCATATATGCATGGCATTTCCGTTTAGGATATCCCCAGTTAGTGTTATTGCTAAGACTTAGATTGTCGGTTTCGTTTTCGGTCCTTTAACACAAGTTCTCTTGCTTATGCTGTGGTTATTGCAATCATACTGACATTGAAGGCTGTAATATCAGTCAACCACAGAATGGGTCACAGGCTATTTTCCCAATCCCCCTTGGAAATGGACATTCAGACCTTACGTTCACCAAACCCAGGTTAAACCTCATATCTAATTGCCGTTGCAGTTCAGTCGTGTCTTTTAGCCTTTAGACAACTTACCGCTTTCTTGCCGTGCTATGTTCCCGTGTCAGCTTTCGCCTTTCGGTTAGGCAAGTCGGCTCATTCTTGATTGTGAATGATAGTTCTTTATTCTATTTTCAATAACACCCTATCTGGGCGCACACCTTCTTCCAAAACCGCAACACGGTGTGAGTTACTTGAACCGCCATATACTTCATTCCAGCTTTCACGTATTTTCTTTGGGTCCTTCAACACTCCCGGATGCTCCAACACACCGCTTGGATTTGCAGAATTTGCAAAGAACCTGCTACCGTATTCCTCTGCAGCAATTGAAAGCCCTATTGCATTCTTTGTCATTGCAATAGGTGAATATCCAATGAGTCCATCATACCCAATTCCCGGAATATGCAGAACCTCTGATGCTTTCAATCTGTAAATCTGACCTTTGGTATCCATATATGTATAGAATATTTCATTGGTTATATCAGACCTCTCGACAGTCATCCTGTCAGGCAGCAGAGGATACAAAGACATTATTTCACCCTTACCGTTTCTGATAATCTGTGCATATGCATTTCCCCATAACAAAAGATGACTGACAATTGTTTCTCTGAAAACAAAAGCAGTCATCTCATGGTTTGGTTCGTCATGGAGTATCCGATAAAGCGGATGGGTATAGTCCTTTTCTTTACCTTCTTCGGTGTATCTGTAAAAATGCAGAGGCAGGCTTGCAATTGTTTCTGCTATGATTCGGACACAGGCATATACAGCAGTCTGCTGCAAAGCAGTTCGCTCGGTCACAGACTTTCCTGCCCAGGAACGTCCCAAGTGAAACCACCCGGTTCCTACAGCCACGTTCTTTGGTTTATCACGAGATTTAAAAAATGATTTAAATAAATTCATAAAAAATTCCTTTCTAACTATTGACATTTGATAGCATTTATGCTATCATTATATTGTAATTAAAAATTGAGTTTGGAGCATACTAAAATGTATACTGTTGAATTTTATGAAAAAGCAAACGGTGAATCTGAACTGTGGAACTTCTTAGAGCAACTTCGAATAAAAACTGCAACAAACAAAGATGCTCGCATACAATATAAACAGATAAATTTATATATTCAGCTTCTACAGGATAATGGAACTCGCTTGCCCGAAAACATAACTAAACATATTGATGATGGTATATGGGAATTACGTCCCGGAAACAATCGTGTATTTTATTTCTTTTTCAAAGATGATACCTTTGTTTTACTACACCATTTTCAAAAGAAAACACAAAAAACACCACGTAGAGAAATTGAAAAAGCAAAATCTGAACGTGATGATTACTTATCAAGGAAGGAGCACTAACTATGAGAACATGGAATGATTATAAAGATCATGTAAAGGCTATAGACCCCGAAGCAAAAAAAGACATTGAAGAAGTAGAAAACTTATCTGCTATTATAACTGCCGTTATTGCCCAAAGAACAGCTCTTGGAATAAGTCAAAGAGAACTTGCAGGCATTTGCGGTATCCCACAATCCTCTGTTGCACGAATCGAATCATTCAAAACCACACCAAATCTTGATACTCTGATAAAAATCATGCAACCACTTGGTTTAAAACTTACGGTTTCTTCAATTGAATAAATTCAAAGCACAAAAATACCTCTTTCATCATAAACGGAAGAGGTATTTTGGTTCATGTTCCTGATAGCTCTGTCCAATGCCATGACCGTTGCAACAGCTCCGTCAATTCTCTCTGTTGAACGTTTCTTTGAAGGCTTTATATTTTCTGCAGCATCGGTTTCAACACACACATTATCAAAGTTCCATCTTAAAACCGGATGCATATTATGAATTATTTTATTTTTCAAAACAAGTGTGAACAGCTCCTTTGTAGGTGGTGACATATCCTTAAATCCCTGACCGAATGGAATCATGGTCAGTCCTTCGTCCATAAGGTTTAATATAATCTGTGTTGCATTGTAGCGGTCATATGCTATTTCTTTTATTATAAATTCGCTTGCAATTTTCTTTATATCTTCTTCTATCCATCTGTAGTCAACCACATTTCCGGGAGTGGTTCGGATATGTCCCTGTGTCTCCCATACATCATATGGAACATGGTCACGGTTTACTCTCTTTTTAAGGTTGTCCTCCGGTATCCAAAAATACGGAAGGATTATGTATTTCTCATTATCATTTCTTGGTGGGAACACAAGCACAAAAGCCGTAAGGTCAAGTGTTGTGGAAAGGTCAAGTCCTGCATAGCATTCTCTTCCTCTCAACAGCCTGATGTCTATTATCTCATCACAATCATCCCACTTCTCCATAGGCATCCAACGTGTACTTTGTTTTACCCATTGGTTAAGTCGAAGTTGTCTGAACAGGTTTTCTTCTGCAGGATTCTCCATAGCTCTAAGGCAAGCAGTTCTCACCTTTTCTATATCAATGGTGTGTCCGAGTGACGGGTTTGCCTTATACCAGTTTTCTTCCTTTGTCCAGTCCTCTGTATCAGGCAGTCCATAAATTACGGGATAGAATGTGGGGTCAATTTTTCTGCCTTCCAAAATATCCACAGCCTTTTGATGTTGTTCAAAGCATATTGATTCTCTATCCGTTCCGGCAGTTGTTATGAGAAAAAACAAAGGCTGTGTTCTGGCATCACCCGAACCCATAGTCATAACATCAAAAAGGTCACGGTTCGGTTGGGCATGAAGTTCATCGAATATAACACCGTGAACATTCAGACCGTGTTTGGTAAATGCTTCTGATGAGAGCACCTGATAAAAGCTGTTTGTCGGTTTATATACAAGTCTTTTAACAGACATTATAGGTTTTATTCTTTTTTTAAGTGCCGGGCTTTGCTCCACCATTTCAACTGCAACATCAAAAACGATTGATGCCTGTTGACGGTCAGATGCACAGCCGTAAACTTCAGCACCCCATTCCATATCTGCACAGGTAAGATAGAGTGCTACACCTGCGGCAAGCTCTGACTTCCCGTTCTTCTTGCTTATTTCGACATAAGCTGTGTTATATTGACGGTATCCGTTATCTTTTACTGTTCCGAAGATATCGGATACGACTTTATCCTGCCACGGAAGTAAATCAAAAGGTACACCCTTCCATTTACCCTTAGTATGTTTTAGGGAATTAAAGAAATTTACAGCTCTTTTTGCTTTATTTTCATCATACATTAAGGCTTATCTCCTCCCAAACTCAGCAAGTTTTCCATCATATCATCGCTTGAATCACCACCATTTTCAGCAGAAATTCCACTTCTTGATGAAGGAGAAAGACCAAATTCCTGACAATAGCTTTTCATAATAGAGAGATATTTTTGAGCAATCGCAACCTGTGGGACCTGTTGCCAACTTCCGGACGGTGTCTTTACAATGGCACCATGTTTTGAAATGAACTCTTCAGCCTCTTTCCACCGGGCATAGGCTTGGCAATATCCTGCAAATGCCGCCATATCAAGCTCGGTCAAAACACCGAGCTGTTCCATTTGTTTTGAAAGCCTTCTCCATTCCTTCTTTGCCTCATCTTCAAGCCACTTAGGGCAAGATGGAGCCTTTTTAGTGGGTTTCGGTTCGTTTCTGTTTAGTTCACGCTTGCCGGGGTTTCCTTCAAGCTCTTTTATTGCTGTAGGTTTTGCTTTTCTTCCCTGTGCCATCTGTAACACCTCCTCTCAAATGGCATTAAAAAAAGACCTTTCGGTCTTACTG